TGATTGAAGAACGGAAAACTATGATTCGCAATGCCGAGCAAATCACAATGCAAGCAGAAGTTCGCTCGGTTGCTACCGATGACGGCTCAATCAAAGTTGCCGGATATGCCGCAACTTTCAACAATGAAGCAACTGGCCTAAACTTCCGCGAAATTATCGCCCCAGGAGCATTCACTCGCACTCTAAAAAGTGAGAATCCAATCTTCCTTCTTATCAATCACGATATGGAACAACTTCCGCTCGCATCAACTCGCTCTGGCACTTTGAAATTGTCAGAAGATGAGATTGGCCTTCGCATGGAAGCGACACTTGATCCGCTAAATCCTCGCGCTGCTGAACTTGCCTCAGCTCTTGGTCGCGGCGATGTTGATAAGATGTCATTCGCATTTACAGTCGCTCCTGGCGGGGATACTCGCGCTGAGGGACTTCGCACATTGACCGATCTTGATCTTTATGAGATTTCAGTCGTCAATCTTCCAGCCTACGATGACACTTCAGTTGGACTTCGAGCAGAAGCCAAGTCTGATGACCTAATCCTTCGCAAGCGCAAACTTGCTGCGAAGTTCAAACACTATTCGCTGACCAAGTAGTCAAGCGATTTACCCTCGGCGCAATTCGCCTCGGCGGTTTTCCATTCACTCATCCTGAGAGGAGACTCAATTGTCTCTAGTTTCAAAACTCAAGGAACAACGCGATGGCTTGGCAGCCACAGCAGAGGAAGTTTTAGCTTCTGAAGATGTAACCGCCGAAGCACTCGATGCTGTTTCAGCAACACATGAAGAAATTGCCGCGCTCGATGAGCGCATTGCAACTGCCGAAAAGGTAGAAGCTCGCACTGCTGCAATCGCAGAATCACGCAAGGAAGCAAAGGTCGCTACATTTGGCGGCGCAGTTGTTACTCGCGAAGCAATGACCTATGACCGCGATGGAAAGAATTCTTTCGTTCGCGACATGATCGGCGCACAACTTCGCAACGATCGTTCCTCATGGGAACGCCTTGCTCGTCACCAACAAGAAGTTGCGATTGAAACTCGCGATATATCACGCACCGATGGTGCTGGTGGAGATTTCGTTCCACCAATTTACCTAAACACGATTGGGTCTTTGGCTGCGTAAGCGCCAATTGAAAATTTCGCTATATCGGTGAAACTCCTTCAAGAAAACCAAAGGGACAATACCGAGGCAACCTGCGAAAGCAGAGAGTCCGTAGAGACTACACGCGAAACTCCTTAGAAATAAGGATGAAGATATAGTCCGAACTCATCATCAATGAAAAAGGATGAGAAGCCAGCAGAAATGATTGGCTCGCCCGAAAGGGTGGTAACAGATTTGAATCAACGAATACGCTGAGTTTGCTCGTGCTGCTCGCGTAACTGCTGACCTTGTTACAAACATGGCACTTCCAGCAGGAACAGACAGCATCAACATTCCTCAAATCACAACAGGAACACTTGCTGCATTCCAGTCTGCTGATAACGCTGCAACAACAACGCGTGACATGGTTTCATCAACAGTCACAGCTCCAGTCAGAACCATAAGCGGGTATGAGAATGTGTCGATTCAATTAGTCGAACAATCACCTCTTGCTGGCGGTCTTGATCGCCTAGTATTCGGCGATCTAATGGCTGACTACGCACTACAACTCAACACAGCAGTTGTTGGAACCGGTGACGGAACTTCAGGAACTCTCAAGGGTCTTGTAACTCTTGGCGTTGACACAACAAACGGCATCCCTGTTACATGGACTGAAACAACTCCATCTGCTCCAAACGGCGCAATTGCAATCGCTAAGGCGATTTCAAAGGTTGTTACAAACCGCTACAAGGCTGCTGAAGCAATCGTAATGCACCCTTCAATGTGGTACTGGTTTGCATCACAAGTTGACGGATCAAACCGCCCACTTGTTGTTCCAGTAACTGGCGCTTCACAGGCATTCAACGCTGCTGGCACAGTAACTAACCCAGGCGCTCCTGCTGGTCTAGTCGGAACAATCCAAGGCGTTCCAGTCTTTATTGATGCAACCATCACAAAGGCTTACGGCGCTTCAACAAACCAATCTCCAATTCTTGTCGGTAAGTTCTCAGATTCTTACCTATTCGAATCAGGCGTGAAGACTCGCGTACTTCCAGATGTCCTATCAGCTAACCTAACAGTTCGCTTCCAGGTCTACGGCTACGCAGCTCTAGCACACCGCTTCAACAAGGCCGTCTCTGCCGTAACAGGCACCGGAACTGTTGCACCTTCAGGATACTAAGCCTGATATAGTCTGATCGTTGAGCCAGCCTTGGATGGAGTTCCGAGGAACGAAACCCCAAGGCTGGCCTCAACATAAATTTGAATCGGGGGATTCTTTGAAATCTATTTTCCTTGAAGGTCTCAAAACTGCTCGTCAAATAATTGTTCAAGATGGCATTGAAAAATTAGATGCTTTGATTGCAGAACACGAATCAGGAACCATCGAAACGACCGCTTTGAATGTTAGAGCGGAAACTCGATGAAAATGAAAGATAAAGTCTGCATTGGCATGGTCAATGACGGCAAGATCAATGGTCAACTTGCAATTGACTTGATTCACATCGCAAGACACCCATCTGGTCGATTAGATCAAATGGTTCAAGTTTCAAACATTGGGCTGACCACTCGCTCACGAAATGTTGTTGTAAAAAGTTTTCTTGAAGACACCAATTGTCTTTGGCTACTGCTGATTGATTCAGATGAGCGCCTGACTATTGATACATTTATGAAATTGATTGAAACAGCGCACGATACGCAGCGCCCAATAGTGTCGGGTTTAGTATTCGCAGCCTTTTTCAACAAAGATGATTCACTAAGACCAGTCCCAACCATCTATCGGATGACTCAAAATGCTGGATTGCAGCCGATTGATGATTACCCAATTGATCAAGTTATTGAAGTTGATGCGACTGGAACCGGTTGTTTGCTAATTCATCGCTCAGTTCTTGAAAAATTGCGTGAAAATGCAACCCCAAATCAAGGCAAAGACTGGGCTTGGTTCGTAGAGGGAGCCATTGACGGCACATATTTTGGCGAGGATTTACTATTTTCCAAGCGATTGAAGTCGCTCGGATACAAGATTTATGCACACACAGGGGCAATTTTGGCGCATCAAAAACAATTTTGGCTTGATGAACGCCATCATCTTCCAACTCGTGAAGCTGCAATCACACATTATGAAGCATCAGGTTCAAATGTACCCCTGGCAAATGAATCTGATGCCCTAACTTCTAAGGAGTAATAAATGGCAAGAATATCCACTACCGAAGCGAATCAAGCCCTCTCGACAACTGGCTGGGCTTATGTTTCCCTTCACACTGCCGATCCAGCAACAACTGGCGCAAATGAAGTTTCTGGCGGTTCATACGCCCGCGTTGCAGTCTCTTGGAACGCTGCTTCAAGCGGATCGGTAACAAACAACGGCGCATTGTCAATCAACTTGCCAGCATCAACTACCGCTTCTTATTTTGGAGTTTGGTCGGCTTCAACTGCCGGTACTTATTACATCGGCGGCGCTCTTAGCCCATCGATCACAACTGGAGCATCTGCCGGAACAGTAAGCATCGCTTCAACCGCACTTTCAGTTTCAGCTTCCTAATCTAAGGGGTAACAAATGGCAACGAATTACCCAACAACCCTTGACACTTTTACCAATCCGACATCAACGGACACCCTTGATTCGGCAACAGTTCCTCACGCAGCTCAACACGACAACATCAATGATGCGGTTTTAGCCATTGAAACTGAATTGGGAACTTTGCCAAAGGGAACTTTTGCCTCAGTCAAGGCTCGCCTTATTGCCGGAGACCCTGACTCAGATCAATCACTTCTAGCTTCACAAATCTTCGGATAGGGGATAACAATGGCAACATATACAAAGACACTTCTCTCAGCCTCATCTCAAGGCCAGCCAATAACTGTTGTCCAAACTGCCTCAACTGGTACAACTATCCACGCAACAGGAACTTCATCAACAACGATTGACGAGATTTGGCTATATGCCAATAACACTTCAACATCTCCTGTCT